ATATTTATTTAATTATAGAAAAAATACATAATTCAAAAGATATTTTTATAATGGAAGAATCAGGAAAAGAAACAACTTCTCCTATAAAAAAAAATCAATATAATTACAAGAAAAAATACAGACTAATAACCGCAAGAAAATTCTATGAGATGAAAGGCGACAAAGAAGGCGCAAGCAAATGTGACCATTATAGGCGTGGACATTGGCGAAACTTTAATTCTGAAAAGTTTGTTAATAAAAAAGGGCTAAGAACTTGGATTGCACCTATTTGGATAGGGGAATCAGAAGCTACTTTAGAAGGAATAAGATATAAAATTCGTCTTGATTTATAGTCTAACTCTTGCCAATTCATCCTATCATCTGCTATGTGACGGCAAGAGATCGTTATCATACACATACAGAAACGAGGTAAGCTGTTAGTCGTGAGTGTGGCTTGCTAATAACCGTTGGTATAAACCACGAAAACAAATAGGCTTCCTAAGCTGTGTTTGTATAGAGGGGTATCTTTCCCCTCTATTTCTTCTCTATGCTAATGTAATCGGAACTACAACCGCAAGATCAGGCAAGTCTTGATAAGTAACACCGCTAACGAATATCATAGGCGTAATTGTCACCCTAGAAGGCGGTGTGGCATAAGTATGAATATAATTATGATTAAAGGTAGTTGGTGTTACAGGCGTATTAGCACCTGGTATGACAAAAGTATCCATAACCTCAACACCTGCATTGTTGTATAGATATTTCAGCGTGAAATAAGAATATCCATTACCTTGCCATTGCAATGCGTTTTGCTTAGTTGTTGCATTGCTAGACATACTAACAGGCGTAAGCTGATAAGGGAACCATTGAGCAGCACTTGTATCAGTTCCATAATCAGGCATATTATGAATGTCTATCCCTGCTGTGTAAACTCTATTATCTCTAATAACGGCATCAATATTTGCTGAATTAGAACCGCTAGGCGTAATCGACTTAACAACTAAAACAACTGAGCTATCGGCAACACCGAAAGTATATTCTGTCGGTTCAAAATCAGGCTGAGATTCTTGCGAATAGAATGGGAATATCGTGTAATCAGGGGCATTCACACTAAACGGAATCATTTGCACCTTATAGGCGGTATCCATCTTTGAGCAGACATAAGGACCTGCCGAAGAACCGTTCTTATTCTTAAAGCTAATTAGACCAGAGGCATATCCTTGAAAATCAATAGGCTCTGAAAGGTAAATTGTGGCACCGCTAACCTTTTGTACATATCCATGATAATTGCTCGTGGTTAGCATCGGGTGGCAAAACGAGATATGATCTAATGGATTAGGTAAAAATCCTTCCATATCCGTTTGAAACTTAACTTTCGTATTATGATAACGACTTTGAGCGCATAGATATTGTCCGTATTTCCATGCTTGCAATCTAGCGGTGATCGTGTGAAGTTCGATTTCTTCAACTGGTCCTGTTAAATTGCTTTCCCCTGCAATAATACAGTCTACCGTTTCTTTCTTATTCGTATCTTGATCGAAATATGTAACCTTAAACCACGTTGCGCTGAATTCATTCTTTGTAAAGAAATCTATGCTAATGCCATCACTATTTGTTCTTGTGAAGAATCCTTGTAAACTAGCAGGTACGCCATCATGAGCAAGCAAATATTTTCCTCCACGTTTGTAAACGATGCACTTCATAGATTGAGCTATTTGAGCAAGGCATTCTTCGCCACTTAATGCTGTGTCAAATCTAGCATTACATTCGTAGCCTTGACCTGTTGTTGCCGTGATAATATCTTGAATATTAGCTAGATCGAGCTGAGTACTCTCATCTAAACCTAATCCATAATCAAGTGTTCCACGTCCACTTGTACACATATCCCAAAATGCCCAAACAGGTTCATTCGATAATAGTCTTGACCATGAGGTTGTGCCGAAGTTATAAACGTATAATTTTCTTTTGCCTAAACAATTAAATATCCCGATATTAGAATCGTTTAATTTTCCTGTAGCTTTTGCTTCAATAACAAGAAATGTCTTATTGTTATAAACAGGTATAGCGTCAAATTCACCTCTAAGTCCTGACCATTGAACTAAATCCATATAATTGTTATTCGTCTTATATTTAGCTGATTTAAGTCTTAATACTTTTACTTTAAATCTTTCCGATGTTCCATGAACATAACTAAATGTTTGATAAACAGGCTGATTAGAAGAACCGCTAATATAAACTGTTTGGATAATTGGCGCACCGATATTCACACCTAATGAATCGATAGGTTGAATATATATTGCTAATCCAACTGAATTTGTTGCAAAGCTAGAATTTGTATCATAAGCCCCAAAAGAAACAGGACTAACTCCAACCGTTACAACGTCTAATGTTTGTAACCAATTTCCTTGTTTTGAACCAGTAATTGGGTGAACTTTTGAATAAGTAAACTCTGAAGGTGCATTCATTCCTACAGATCGAACTAATGGCACACCAGGTCCAAAACAATCATAAACTCCATTTTCAGAAGAGTTTGTCTGTCCCATTAAAAGAACGTCAATATTTCCGCCATAAGTTCCTGTCGCAATATTCGCTGAACTAAAACCGTCAATTTGTGTTGGACAAGATGCAATATTAACATTAACGTCTGTACCAACAGCTACATCACCATAGTTTTGAACAACGGCACTTGTTACAAAAATACCTTGAAAGCATGAGAAGTCTAAAAATACTGTTTTTACTTTAGAAATAGGATTTGAGTCGTTTAAAATATAATAATCACCGACTCCATTAACCGTATCGTAATATTCAAATTCAACAGGGTCTTTTCCAACAGAATCAATTTGATTAACTTGAACGAAAAATTGACCTGCATAAGTTCCGCCAATAACTCCTACTCTGGCATTTATAAATTCAGCAGGTTGATCTAAAAAAGTATCTCTTGTCATAGATGTTGTTGCGCTATTCCAAACCCAAACACCATTTTGAGTGTTATCGTTTTGCTTCCACAATAAAACAGTTTGACCTGCAACCATTCCAAATCCATCAATAGTAGCACCTGGTGAAGAAATATTAACATTAATATCAGAAGCTCTTATTACGTCTGGAATTAATTGTATTGTTGCATTAGTAGTGATAACCTCAACATTTTTAACTTCTTTTGAAGTAATCATTGGCTTTTCAAAACCATTGATAGGAATAGGCGATCCTATTGAATACCATGTAGTCACCCATGCAAACTTTGATAGATTAGTATCGTCAATTCTTATATCGCTAACATTTATTTCATCTTGCCCTACACAAAGAGCAACACGATAATAATTATAGGAAGGATAAACCGATTTTGTAAATGGAGTGCAAGCAACATCAGGATAGCATCTTATAGTTCCATAATGAACAGGTATAGGCTGATTAAGTCTTACCTTGTTTCCTTGCTGTGTTAGGTCATAAGTCGGTGATGTTCCTTTATCCATTTGATTGTAGTTTAAGTTAGGTCTAGGCGTTAAAAGATATGTGCCTACACCGATAATTACCGATATTGCAATAGATACAATTAAAGCTGTCGTTGCAGGGTCAGATTGCGGATAGCTAACGAAATATAATTCGTAACCTTCTTCGATAGGCATATCCCATTCAGAAACAACATCGCCTTCCTCGTCAAACTTTCTACGAGAAAGATAAACAGGGTCTTGTCCTTTATGGTGCAAAAAACAAATAGTCGGAAGCGGAAAATTACCACTCATTAACAATTTACGAAACTGATTAGGCGTAGTTCCCGATGCAAGATTCATCATCTTTGGTTTAGGATTAAGCACATTATCAACGTAATGGAATAGAGGCATTATTAAACCTTTTTACTAAAATCGTTATATCGCATGATCTTAAAACCACCTGCACAATTTCTGATCGCTTGCATATTCGTTAAAATAACTCCATGTTTCTTTGAACAATGCAATACGCCTTTATGTCTATTAGATTCAACATAAGTACCGATATGTGTAGCTGAGTTATCATAACCAAACAAAATAGCATCACCCTCTTTAGGTGTGATCGCTTGTCTCCATGAATTTCTAATAGTTGGATTTGTTTTGATATACTCAACCGCATCATCATGGTTCTGAAATTCACTGATATTAACGATTTGATCTAAGCCTGTTAATCCAAAAACTTCTTCTTGAACTTGAATAAAATGCGCCCAACAATCATAAGTTAATGGATCGTATTTTGATTCAATATAATTGTAAACCCAATGATTACTATATTCTACTAACATCTTTTCCATTTTAATTCCTTAATCCTGGAAATTCTTTTGTCGTATAAACTTTACTAGGAACCTTCTTGTTTATTGTATCAGGATAACTCGCATTTAAAACTAAATCTGTCTTATTAACGCTTATTTGAACCACGTCTAAAGCTGTTGAAAAACTAGCGGTTGCAGTGGGAACATTTGCGATAAAAGAAGCGAATAATAACTTGATAGGCTCAATCGTGTTATTAGCTGTCCGAACATAATCAACTAATGCACGACTAGCATTTGCAACTGTAATATTAATCCCTGCACCTGATTGTGCTTTTAATTCAGGCAAACTCCATTTGAATTGCTTGCCTAGATATGTGATTCCATTAACGATTAAATCAGTATCCGCCCTAGCATATCTAAATGGTGCAGGAAAAGTAGAATGTGAGATCGTAACAGTATCAATAAATGTAACTCCATGATCTACACTTGCGATAGCTTCTTTCATTGCATTTGAATATGACATTGGCATGATTTATTCCCCTATTCCGAAGTTTGCCATGGTACTGTATTATCGTGATAACAGTTCAAAGCGAAAGGCTTGTAAACACCACAAATATCAGGATTAACGGTTGCGCCTGCTATTGAAAACCCTGTACCAACTAAAGTCCATGTTGTACCAATTAATTGATATACTCTTAATTGTTTATTTGTCGTATCAAAGAAAGCTACTTTATCAGAATCAATTGCTGTAATGCTAGGCGATGCGATTCCTGCTATTGATAATGGAGTTCCAAATAATGACCATGTAGAGCCGTTAAAATCATAAGCTCTTAATGTCTGAACTGTTTGATCTATAAGAGCTATTCTTGTCGATGTTAAAGCTGTGATCGAAGGCTTTACAATTGAAGCGATACTTAAAGAAGAACCAACTTGCGCCCATACTGAACCATTAAAAGAAAGGCATTTAAGCAATCGAAAGCTATCATCAATTAAGGCTATCTTGTTGAAATCCATTCCTGTAATATCAGGTTCAACTATTCCTGCATAAGCGAATTGACTTCCTACTTGGCTAAAATAGGTGTCGTTAAAATCATACTCAATAACTTTTTGCAAGCTATCTCCGAATACCGCAAGACGATTCGGATAAACACTAGCAAGACATGAATCGCCCATAGATGAAAATGCAATTGAAGATGTTCCTAGTTGAGTCCAATTAGGTGAATTATATTTGTAAGCCTTTAATCTTTTACTAGCGTTATCTACAACTACGACTTTGTTATCTGTGATATAAACAACTGTCGGGAAAGTAACACCTGATAGATTTAAAGGATTACCGATAGCAATCCAAATAGATCCATCCCACCCATAGGATTGTAGATTTCCTGTAGTCTGATCTATCATTGTAATTGTGTAAGGCTGTAAAGACATATTTTCCTATACTGGTTTGAAGTAACTGGTTATAAAAGAATCTTGATTCACACCTGTCGAAACATCTAAAGTATTTCCTAGATCAGTAAATGCACCTGCTGTAATATCTACGGCTATTTCTGTCATATTAGAAGTAACTGAACTAGCTCTAACCGATGCAATCTTATCAACTGCCATTGCACATAAAACAGGAAAACCACCATTCGTAAATTGTGCCGATGGAGTTCCTGCTGTCCAAACTCCACCGCTAAAAGTAAACTCTGTATATCTTTTTTCATAGGTATGAGAAGCACCTGATCTAATATTGTGTGTCAAAATAATAACGCTTGAAGTTCTAGCTGATATTGAGTAATCGGCCGAGCCTGTTCCTGTAAAAGGATATATTTGAAATGTAGAACCGTTTTGACTCCATGTTGAACCATTGAAATCAAAAGTCGCTAGTTTATCGTCTTGATTGATAACAACAGCTACCCTAGATCCGCTTAAAGCTGTAATCGCACCACGACCAGCCGTTGTATAAAAAGCAGACATATTAAAAGAAGAGCCAACTTGTGACCATGTATTTCCTACATAATCATAATCCCAAACCGTTAATGTTTTTAAACCGCCATCAAGCAAAGCAATTCTATTATCTGATAATCTGCAAATAGCCGTTCTAAGTGTGCTGTATGTCGCTAAGGTAGTTGATCCTAATAACGTCCAGTTAGTTCCATCAAACTTAAACATTCTTAATATGCAAGCTAAAACTCCATTAACAAGAGCTACGGAATCAGCCTTCATTGCACAAATTGATCTTGTATTAGTCATGGCTGTAGGTGAAGCAAGACTAAAAGCGTTTCCTATAGGTGTCCAATTTAATCCGTTTCCATTATAATCTAAGCACTGTAATTGTTGACCTAAATAGCTATATAGGAATGTTCTGTAATAAGTAAAATCACTACAAACAACATCCGTAAACGGATTCAAGAATCTTTGAGTACCATTTATATCCGTACCTAGCTCAACATAATTAGGACTAACATAATTAGTATATTTAGGACTCATTAACATCGTACATGAGAAACCCATTGAATAACCACTAGCGTTATAATTGATCTTAGCAAATCTCCAAACCCATTCACCTGCATTGAATCCTTCAGCTAATAAGAAATCGGCTTCAAACCAAAAATTGCCGTAATCAATATCGTATTTAAACCATTTCAAGAATTCATCGAATTCAGACTTCATTTTGAAGTCAAATCTCATTGAGCAAACATAAACCTGTGAAGTAACAAATCTTCTTTGTCTTTTATTGCCAAATTCAGATTGAAACTCTTCCTTATCCTTTTTAGGGTCTAAGCTAAAACCGCTTGCATTAGGCTGTGGAATCGTAGAAGGATATATCGGCATTATGCGTTAGCCTTAGCAGGAAATGGTGAAGGAATAGTAGGGGCTGAGATCGAATATTGAACATCAGGTATGAATTCAAAGTTAAGGTTAATATTAGGCTTTACGCCCTTTAAATTCTGTTTGAATGATAGAATCCTTGCAACATAGCCTTTATAACCGAATAATGTTAGCCATGGGGCTGTAAAATACCTTAGTCCATCGTTTAGAGTGACCTTGTAAAAAGGTATAAAGATAGTCCCGAACTGTGAGGCTGAGTCTAAAAAGATAACTGAACTTCCATCTAAATTAGCTCTAGTCTTTTCCCTTCTTGATTCAAAGGCACCGATTTCACCTAGATTTGAAACCGCAAGCGGAAGATAGATTTCGCCATTAAGGGGAATCTCAGGAACAGGCAAAGTAGTTGGATAAACAGCGTAAGCCATTAGTAGCCTCTCCCTATTAATCCTTTAACCACGCTATGAAGATTTCCATCACCGTTAGAAACATTTTGAGCTAATTTGTCCTCGATGCGTTTAATCTGAACATCGAAATGATCTTGACCGTCAACTTCTCTATGATCTACTGTTACGTTAGCATCACTGTAGTTGTGAATATTAATAACAGGTTTCGAGCCTGTTTGTCTTTGATTTGTGAAGGTACGATTCAAGTTTGAAGTATCAACCTTGCCATCGTTTAAATCTTTTAAGAAGCCTCTGTTTGGACGAGCGACTGACTCACGAATAACTTCTTCGCCACGAGATAAGAATACTAGATTTGAATCGCTGGTTGTTGAACCAAAACCACCTACTGTACCGCCTTTGGCTAGTCCTTGAAGTGATGTTGCAATGATTGTCGAAATAGCACTTGCACCTGTAGCACCTGCAAAAGCAATTGCAGGAAATTTAGCAGGTATCGGAAGTTTATTTGCCTCTGAAATAGATTCGGCTGTATTAACAATCGCTTGACCTAAAGCAAGAGCTTTTGAAGCTATAAACAATCTCTTAGCTGTCTTTGAATTCTCGCCTTCTCTTGCCTTAGCTAGATTAGAAAGAGATTCAAATAACTGAGAAGTTGCACCTAATTCTAATGATGCTATTTTTAATCTATTAGTAGCTTTCTTTTCATTAGCTAATCGTTCTAATTCATTTAATTTTTCTTGTCCATCTTTCTTTATTTTAATTAGATCATTTTGCAAACCTTTTGCATTTTCTAATTCAGCTCTTCTCGCTTGTTCTGCATTATCAATTCTTTGTTTTTCAAGAGTATTATCTATCCCTGCATTTTCAGCGAATAATTGACCAACAGGATTAGCACCTTGAAATGTTAATCCGCTTTTTCTTTGTTCAAATCTAAGATTAAACTCATCTTCTCTTTTATTTGACTCTGCTTGTAGATTTTCTTTGTCTTTTAGAAATTTACCAAACTCATTAATAATTTTTTTGAACCCATTTACTATTCTATTATATTCTTTTTCGCCTCTTGCTTCTTTTTTGTTATCAGCCTTTTGCTCTTCTAGATCAATATCAGCTAAAGCCTTTTTAAGATTTTGATTTATCAAATCAATATTTGTTATATATTCGTCTTTATTAGTAATTGATTTAACAGCTTCATTTTCAGCTTTTAATCTATCAGATTCTAATTTAGCCTGAACTCTTTTCTTATCATAAAGAGTATCTGCATTTTTAATGGCAATCGCTTCTTCTAGTCTTATTTTTCTTTGAACCAAAGTCGTTTGATCTAATATCTGATTATATTGTTCCCATGTAATATTTCCTTTTGATATTAATCCGTCTAATGCTTCTTTTGTTCTAATATATTCCTTAGTTCCAATTGTTAAATTATCTAATATTTCTTCTTGTTTTTTAAGCAAATCATTAGCTTCTTTTTGTCTTGCTTTTTCGCCTTTAGCGCCACCCTCTTGAATGTATTGAATTGCTCTTGCTTTAGATTCTTCTAATCCGATTATAATAGAATTGTTAGCTGAATATTCACCAACATATTCTTTGAAAGAATTTTTTAAGTTTAAAATTGCTTTATCATATACTTCTGTTGTTTCTTGTAATTGTGCTTGCAAATCTTCTGCTTCAGTGTTAGTCTTTTTTCTTTCATCTTTTGTTAATCTTTTTGCTTCATCTAAAGCTCTATTAACAACAGCCTCTTTATTTGTTTCTTCTATTTGTCTTTTTTGAACTTCAATTGCTTTAAGTCTTGCCTGAGTAACTTTTTCTTGCTTATCAAGAATCTCGTCAAAGAAATTAGTATTTGTCGTTCCTGTAGATAATATATCTTGAACTTTTGCAAGCAATAATATTGTATTATTAAGAACATTGGTCGGCTCAAAATTCTTTAAATCAAAGAAACTATCTGCAATTCCTGACAAACCAATTTTTGCTAATAAAGCGTTAGCACTTGTTTCTTTAAATATCTGATTTAATGCTGTGAATGTGTCTTGTAAAACAACACCGCTTTGGCTTGCTAATTCCATTGAATCTTTGTTTAAAACAATATAGGTAGTTAATACTGCCACCGCTGTTGCAACACTTGTTATTCCTGCGGTTGAAGCAACACTTGTTTCAGTTAAAAAATACATTGTTCTTAAAAAAGCATTCGTAGCTTTATTTGCTAATGCCGTAGCTATTCCAAATCCTTCTGTTGAAATTGTAGCTAAGTTCAATTTAATTATATATTGACTTAAAGCATAAGTTCCTAAACCAATAGAAACAACAAATACAGACTTTATATTGTTTCCAATAAATATTAATGAATCAGCTAATATTTTAGAAGCACCTGTAGCCTTATTAAAATCTCCAATAAATTCAATCGCACCATTTTTTATAACTGTGAATCCTTGCGAAACGGTTGAACCTAATTCTTTAAATCTTGCGTCTGTTTCATCAGCTAGTGAAGCAAGAGCTTTACGGATAATATCAGAAGTAATCTTTCCTTGTGGTGCTAATTTTAATAGTTCACCACGAGCAACACCCATTTCTTTTGCAATCGCTTCTGCAAGTGTCGGCAATGTTTCCATTACAGTACGGAATTCGTCACCGTCTAATTTACCTTTGTTTAATGCTTGCGATAATTGCAATAACGAACTAGATGCCTCTTGTGTATTCAAACCTGATATTTGAAGCAATTCAGAAAGAGTTTTTGTAAATCTTAAAGATTCTTTTTGTGATGCACCTAATTCTTTTAATGCAAAATCATATCTAACAAATGATTGAGTTAATTCAACAATAGGAACTCTCGCACTTTGAGCATTTTGAAATAATTCTTTTTGTAAAGCAGAAACATTACTTGTAGAAGTCGCAACTAGCTTTAATCTGTTTTCCATTAAAGTATAGCTATCGACTAAATCGGTAACTTTATTAATAATTACTGAACCGATAAATAAACGATAACCTACTGATATTGCTTGCAATGTGCTTGCAAGGGCTTCGTTTTTATTAGTTAGATTTTGCGTAGCCTGAGCCATCTTATTAGTTCTTTGCTCGGCTTGTGCTAATCTTTCATTATTTATTTGCGTTCTAATTTCTTGTTGTTTTAATCTTTCGTTTAATAATTGTGTAGCTAAAACAGCCTTCTCTCTAGCTTGATTTACTTTTATTTGTGATAACTCTTCTTTTGTATTTGCAGATGTTAATCGTTCTTGCATTGTAGCTAAAGAAGAAACAGAACTAGCAACAGCTTTTAGTCCATTAGCAGAATCTTTTAATTCTTTTAAAGATTTAGAGGCAGAGTCACCAGTTTTCTCTAAAGCCTTTAGCTTATCAATTATATCCTTCCCAATCTGGTCGGTAATCTTAATTACTATATCTGCCATGTTATCTATTCCTGAATTTTGATTCGGCTATTAATACTGCTTGCTCGGCTGACTGAACTGCGACTTCTTCGGCTATTAGAACTTGGGAATTATAATCGTAACCTTCACTACCTTTGATATTGTTTGTAATGAATATAGGTTCTTCTAGTTTTCTTCCTGCAAGATTTCTTTCAGCAATACTTAATGTTTCTCGTTCACTTGCAATTGCTGTGCTTCCTGCTTTACCTACAAAGTGAGCGGAAACAAATTGTTTGTTTGGCGTATCTAATTGCAATTCCCAGTTTGAAACAGCTTGCGAAGTATCAATAACCGTATTCTCAACAACTTCTTTCATCACCGAACGAGCAACATCCTTTGTAACTTCATTGATTTCTTTAAACAACAAATCAATCTCTTTCTTTAGTTGCTCGCCAAGTGAACCGCTACTCATTTCTTATTACTCCGATTGCAGTAAGCAATATCCATTTTTGAAATCAAATAATGAAACTTTTCACCTTCTTCAAAGTCAAGCTCATAATGGTCGGCATATCTTTGTATAATCGACCATGACAAACCGAATACTCCATGCTCGCCCATTTGCCGTTCACTACAAAGATTGTTAAAAGCCTCGTAATAAAACTCTAAGCCCATAGCGAGCTTCGGCTTATTCAAGATAAAATCAGGAATAGCCGTTCTCTCCATTGCAATAATCTTTAACCGCCTATCTATATCGTCCTTTGAATGTGCAAGGTCAAACAAAAGGACATCGGTTAGTTTTTTGCGGATGCCTCTGCTAACTCCTTGCTAAAGTTTTCTTGTGACATTGATTCTTTTTGCAAGCGTTCGTACAAATCATACCATTCTTCATTGCTGAAAATCTCTTTAGCATTTCCTTTTGTAAACTGCAAATTAACGCCATCGGTCTCAGGCTGAAAGTTATCCCAACCTTTAAGAACTGCTTCCACGAAAATATCAAGGCTCATTTCTTTTGATTGCTCAGGCGTTAATTTGTCGATTGATAAAACGCCATATTTCTTCAAAGCATTATCATTAACTTTTCTAACTACTTTTGCGAATTCTTTATTCTGCATTGAATAACGAGCTACTCTAAATGTCGGAATAGTCTTGCCTTCATCATTGTTAGGATTCGCCATTAATTGAACGACAATACCGTTATTTGCCGAAGCAATGTCTGTCTTAAAACTTTGTCTTAAACTACCCATTCTAAACCTACTTTCAAAATATTAACTCCCCAAAAAAAAGAGGCTACCACCTTGATAGCCTCCGCACGAAATCCTCTCTCACTGATTACGCAGGCATCGCAATGTCTGGTAAATAATGGAAGCTAGTCCATGAAGCTGTATAGCCTTGTGGACATTTTACGACTGCACCGTCAAGTGGAATCTTGATCTTTTCATTCAACGCTACTTGTAAGTTACCACCACCTAAAGTTAAAAGTGGGAAGTCAATTACAAATCCGTTATTATGTTTCGCAATGATAGCGTCAAGTGTAATATCGGTATTGTTCTTGATTGCACTGATAGCACTTAATGTAGAGAAGTAAGCATTTAAGCTACCTTTCACATCAAAGTTACCACTTGTTACATCGAAAGCACCAATAACACCGATAGCTTTTGCAGGTTTAAATCCGTTATCAATTGTGAAGTTTACTTCGCTAAGATAAGCGAACTCACTTGTAGGAGTTAAACTAGCAACAGTCGGAACATAATTCAAAGCGATTCTGAATACGTTTGAACTTGTATTCACTAATTCTTCATTTGGAATAGCAACACGTGTACCTGATTTGATACCTGTAGTTCCATCTCTATCTTCTTCATTCAAAGCTACGAATCCTAAATCAGCATCAACTTTATTTGCTGTTGGCATTTTGAAAGCGAATTTATCAGTATAGCAACCTAATAAATATTGTGATTGAACACCTGTACCATCATTACCTAATTGTCTTTCTAATTGGTATGAAGGATAAATAATATCTGTCGATACTTTAGCATTCACATACCATGTACCAAAGAATAAACGAATAGTTTTACCTGCACCTGTATCCGCAGAAGTTAATCCTGTAGATTTATCGCAAACAATTTGAGTGGCTGAAACGCTAAGTACACGAGCATAACCTTTACCGTTAACGAATTGGAAACCTGCACCATCACCACCGATATAAATCCATTCTCCGATTTGCAAACCTAATTGAGTTAAGTTTTTAACTGTGGCTGTTAATACTAAAGTTCCTGAAACGATTGTCGCAACTAAATCACCACTAGCGAATTCAAAACCTACTGTTTGAATTTGTGCAGATGATGGAGGCGATGCTTCGGCTACTGTAACTAAATCTGTATCTAATTGAGTGGCTATTGCAGAAGAAACTTTGCTTAATCCGTTGTTAGCTGAATTTGTAAATCCGCTTGTCTTAACTAAATCACCTGCAAGTGGAGTTCCCAATCCTGAAGCACCGTTGAATAAACCTGTAGTCGCAACCGATGTGATCGGAACTTGCGTACCATTGATCGGCTGAGTTTTGAATTTCTCAAAAGGCGCACGACAAAAGAAACCTTCTAGCAAATATTGCATATTGTTTTGAGTAACATCCGAATTGAATCCGCCTGAGCTATCAATATCAGTTGTACCACCTTTAAGATTTTGACGTAAATCTGTAATAGGTGTTCTTGAAACGACCGTAATTTTAGAACCGAATTCAGCATAGCTATTTGGTTCTTGACCACGCCAAATTGGCGTACCTGGTAATACTTTTGGTGTTAGCTCTTTTGCAATCGCTAAACCTGTTACGTTACTGCTAATTGATGCTGGGGCGACCATTGTAAAAACTCCTTGTTAAACTTTATGTAGACGACCTGACATCGTCATAGTTATAATCTATATTTACTGTGAACTTATTGAAAACTTCGGTAACTCGTGGCTCAGTCAAGACAGCAGAAAAAAACCTGACACCTGAAGGCGACTCTTTACCTGTGAAAGCATCTCTTGCGACTATGCCAAGCAATCTGCCTTTATAGGCATTTTGAGCATCAGAGATTGGACAGAATATCACAAACTGCAATATTCCGAAATTATTATATCTTACATTCTGCAATCCGTCAACATTAGAACGGAAAGTTGATTGTTTTTCTCCCGAAGGAATTATCTTTGCCGAAGCATAGTAAATTCCTGTAGGTGGCTTTAGTGTCGTTTCCATTCCAGGATAAGAGACATCGGGAATATAACCGACAATAGCAAACGTCTTAGCTTGCCACCTTGTATTGAACATCGTAAACATTTCGTCAATTGCTTGCGGATATGAACAACTCATGTCTTTATCCCTATAACGTAAAGGATTACGGTGCCATCAGGGGCATACGGTTTTAGATATTTAAGTCTCAATTGCTCGCCATTTCTGATAATAAGATCATTCAAAGCAGGGGCAGGAATATTTGGATTATTTGCCATTAAACCATATTCAAAACCTTCAAAATCTAAATCATAAGGAATTCTAACCGTAACATAACGGTTGATTGTTTCTTCGGGAAGGAATACGCATTTCACTTGATAATCAGTTGCCGTTGAAGCTGTTGGCTTCCAAGGTTCAAGCGGATTAACAGGATTACCATAAACTAGCTTTCTAAGGGTAATAAACATCCCTTTTTGAGAAATCAAGCGAATGGTAAGGTCAACGAATCTTTGATAAACTGTAGCCATTATTTAGCCTTAGACTCTCATCGTCATAAACTTTGAACCACTACCGCAAGGGTAAAATAGAACGTCAAACATCTTTTGCAAGCTCTGAACATTCGGAACACCTGCACTTGAACCACCTTCGATTGGGCTTGCATAACGAGCTTCGATTGGTCCCACCTTTTCAAGAGTAATGAATTGCTGAGATTGATTATAATTCTCAAAGTCTACCCCTGCATTTACCGCCATGACAGTTTGACAAAGCAGATTAACTAGCTCAATTGGTATCACATTGTTTGCTATCTGAATACAATCTATAAAGATGCCATAAGCTGTCGAGGCGTTTTGATATTGTGCCCTTGGAAATTGCAAGGCTTGTGGCGTAGGCGATTGGTATGTTTTAACGCCTTGGAATTGGCTTCGGAAAGATTCTATATAATCCATAGCCTTAAATGTTTGAGCTTCGACAGTAGGGTCTGAAACCGAAAGAGTCACACCTCTCGCAAGCGCATAAGCTCGTAACGTGATTAGAGAAGCGTAACTATTAGCATTCGCAACATTTGTACCATTCTCAACTATTAGTGTCATTTTTTAGCCTTTTCTATGTTATCTATTCTTGTCTCTATTTTCGCAGTCTTAATAGAGTTTTCGTTTATCTGTTCTTTAATATGATCTAATCCTTTTAAGATTATATCAGTATTCTTTTGATTTTCGGCTGTAACCCTAGCAATCGACTCTTTGATATTATCTATGACTCCCATATATTTCTCCGAGCGAATGGTTCTTATTTCTTCATTATGCTCTTCGTATTCATTTAACTTTTCAGTAAAGGCAGTTGCCATATACTTCTTTGAATCTTTATCGCCTTTAATTATCTTCTCTTCTAAATCTGTGTAATTTCCTGTAATCATAGGCACCAAATCATCCCTAAGTTCGTTACGAATTAACTTGTAAATAAAAGCTGAAACAACTCCTAATATTGCAAGTATACCACCTATTAGACTTACCCATTCTCCTAGACTCACTCATTTGCCCTTTTTACACAAAACGTACAAAAGTAATATTGCCAAAATTATTACTAAAAAATCTAATGTCTGAACTTCTTCAGGCTTCATGTTTCTCAACTATTTTGCAAGCTGTTTCTTTGCATTCGTTATATTTGCTTGTGCTTTCTTCGCCTGTTAAAACTTTTGCAACTAGTTTAACTTTATCTTCGGTATGATATTCGTCATTTGCTTTAACCGCTTTATTTTTTATATACCAACCTGCTAAAGCTGTTACTGCTGTCGATGCAATTCCAATATAGTTTCCTGCTACGAAATCTTTAGCTACTTTTCCTGCAACAGTTAAAGCTAGTTTAAATCCTTCCCAAGTGAATATCTTCCATGTAAAAATAGAAGCAGTCTCTTTAACTTGATCGTGAGAAGCATTTAAAATAATAGTCGAGTTCTTTGTCATCGAATCAGCTTGTTCAATTGTTAATAATCCTTTTGCATTGATAACAGTAATAATCTGATCTATTTGTTCAGCTTGTGCTTCAACTATTTTATCAAGCTGTTTGACGTGCTTACTAGAAGCAACGCAACCTGATAAAGATAAAATTAGAACTAATATTAAAAACTTTTTCATAAAAATTCCTTTATTTAAGCACAACTAAAAGCATTACGACAAGAGAAAGAAGTACATTTGCCAACAGGTTTTTCTGTTCCTGTTTCTGAATTATAAGAAATTGTTGAAATAGGAGTCTTTTGCAATTCACCTTGTGGATTATTTATTGTTAATGTTCCATCAAGTTGTAAATTAAATTGGTTAGTACACCAAATACCTTTTGTGATTGTAATATCACTATTACCTAAAATGTCGTTTTGATATTTATTTATATTTGATTTTTGAATCACTGAGCCATTATTTTTATTTATTTCTAATAGTCCAATAGGAATGTTGTCTGCAACGTCTCCATTTATAAGTTGTTCGCCTGTACCATTTAATTTCCAAAGAGGTGAATTAACGATAGTTGGATTTGCGTCAATAGATACTCCTGCATCAATCATCAAATCGCCACCTAAATAAACAGTGCCTTGTGTTGATTCCCAAATTATTTTGGCATTAGCCTTAATTCGCAAATAACCTGTAATATGAAGGTCTGTGTCAATTCTCGTTTGTACTGAACCTCCTAAGTTAATAACCATATTAGGAATAGGTATAGTCAACATATAAATAAAAGCGTCTTGACTTCCAACAAACGCAACTTCCACAGTTGGTTGAGTTCCTGTAAATGATAAATTTGGTGCTGTACCCATATATAGTTGGCTATCAAAATTGAATGTTGAAACTTTTCTAATTGAACCATCTAACATTGCTACATCAGAGGAATTTATTGCATTAAAATTAATTGAGCCAGAACCTTTTCCATTATTTAATTTACAACATTTAGGTGTAGAACCATTTTGTGTAAATACTTGGGCACCTGTTCCTATTAGTAAAAATAATTCGTAACAAGAACCATTTACTAAACTTGAATTGTAAAAGTTACCAGAAATTGAAATAGTTACTGTAGAGGATCCCCATGTATTATTGCTACCATTTGCTGTAAAATTAGTCAAAGTCGCATTGTTACCAAAAGCAAAGGTGCTTGAAGTTCTATTTAATTCTAAGTCGTTAATTACTTTAGCTACAACATTTGTTCCAAGATCCAAAACGCTATTTGGGTAACTAGATAAACCAGAATGAGGAGTATATGTATCAAAAGTAATTACAGAAGTCAATGTTGTGCTTTTTGTGTATGTAGCAACAGAAGCAATAGAATAATTTGTATCAGTAATTCTTGTTCCACCATCGGCTTCAGTCCAAGAACCTCCAAAAACAAATAAATTACCAAATTCATGTTTTTGAGTACCGCCTGTGAACACACCGCCATTCATTCTAAGTGTGTTTCTTAGAATAATCTTTTTAGTAGTACAAGCAAGTGTTCCTTGATCTAATTGCAAATCTATGTTGGATTCATTTGCTGTTGAATAAGGCACATTAAAAGTTAAATCAGAATTCAAAGTTAAAGTCCCACCTGTTTTAGCAATTAATATTTGAGCAAAACAATTTGCTGAACCACTAATTGCTTGTGAACCTGAACCATTAAATGTTAAATGTGACATTTTCCCATTGGCTGTTGTGAAAATAACATCACCACCAACAAAGCAATCAGGGAAGTTATTAGCACCTGATTGATTATTGAATTCTAAGTTATGGCTTACAATTGGGTATGCTGTTCCAAATTGAACTGTAATACCACTTCCAATATTCAAAGTCAAATCATAAAATTGTGCATTGCTGAATGTGAAAAATGTTACCAATGGTTTAACTGTAACTTTATGACTATTCCAAGTAATTGTTCCTGTTGTGTGTGTCCATGATTTCAAAGCATTCAAATCTGTATTAAATACTAATGCCCCCGATGCTTTATTTATTGTAAACGAACCAACATCCGTACCATCAAAAGTTTGTGTTCCTGTTCCTGTAAATGATAAATTACATGAACCATTTGTTCCAACAAAACTTGCAGTCGCACCACTTAAAGTAGCTGTCATTAAATTAGAAACTTTGTCCATTGAAGTAAGAGTCAAAGTTCCTGCAACAGTAATTGAACCTGAAATCAATGTGCTAGAAGCACCAATATCAATTTCAACATTGTTCAATGAAGAAGTTGAACGAATACCTGTGCTTACTGAACCTAAAACTTTTACTGAACCGCTATTGTGAGTGAATGTTCCACCTGTTTGGTCGAATGCGAAGTTATTTAAAATAGCACCAACTTGTAATAATCCCGATGTGCTTGTAAATGTTCCTGTTACAAGTCTGAAATATCCTGCAATTGTAATCGCTTGAGTTGAACCTGTGAATGTCCCATTAGTAACTTCAAATCCACCTGCACCAACTGTAATACTTGTATTTTGAGTAATCGTTCCAGTATAACCTAGAGTTACTTTAATTCCTAAACAATTTACATTGGCATCCATGTTGCAATTTGCAACTGAAATAGCTGTGAATAAAGCAATATCTGTTGTTGAAGGCACGTTTCCACCTTGCCAATTTGCACCTAAATTCCAAACACCTGTGCCACCCAACCATGTAAATAATGCTGTTGTCAATCCTGTCCATCCAGTATTGCCACCGCCATCAGCACTATTTGTTCCTGCATTGAATGTTGCACCGCCTGAAACAGTTGATTTTGTAATTATTAAATAATCGCAATTTACTGTTCCACTTGCTTTAGACCATGTGAAGGCTGTAGTCGTAGTTGACCTGAGTGAAATTAGATTTCCTGCACTGCCAACACAAGTGATTGTCCCTGTAAATGTAGTAGTTGTTCCCGTAGTGAAAGCCAAAGTATGAACTGTAGATTTGGTTGTAAAATTGTTCCATGTCATTGTTCCTGAGAATGTATAAACTGCATCACCTGCACCACTGATAGTAAGATTATTCATAGTTCTTGAAGTACCTGAACCAGTGATATTCTTAGCTGTGGCACTTGCATCTGTAATTAAAATAACTGAACTTGCACCACTGAAAGTTGTTGGGAATGAAGTTACGTTTAAAACCGTTCCTGTTCCTGTAAGTGTAATCGTTCCATTTCCTAAAGTAGCATTATGGCAGTCAACAACTAATTTTCCGCCTGTATAATTCTTATTGTTGAAATCCCAAATACCAGAATTCAATTGTAATGTAGAACCAACTGGAAGATTAATTGCATCTTGCATCGTGTAGGTATTTGTGGAATTTGTTGAGAAAAACAAATTCAAACAAGGAATAGTAATTCCGTTTGTAGTAATCGTAAATGAATTGCTAGTTCCATTTCCTGCCAAAGTAATAAATAAATTAGCATAAGCTGTGATTGTCATTGAAGCTGAAAATGTGACATTACCATAAATATTAATATCGTTTTGAATATCAAATGTAGGCGAATTTGTAACGCCTGTCCAGTCCATGTTTTGTCCTGCACGAGATATACCAACATTGGTATAACCTGTTATTTGTACAGTCACGCCTGTTGTTACAAAACTTGCTGAATCAAATCTAGTATTGTCTTGTGGAAGTGGAACTCTACCTGCCCCACCTGTACCACCTGATCCAAGAAACCAATTTGCTGAGTTAAACCAATCTTTCACACCTGTTGTTGCTGAATACCAAAATTGAGTGGCACCTGTTGTAAATACTATTCCTGTATTTCCACCTATATCACCACTTCCACCTGTTACGGCTGAAAGATTATTTGTATTTGTCAAAGTAATATTTTGGAAGTCACAATACTGACCTGTCACACAAGTTGTATTTGGAACTGTTAGAGTTCTAATTGTTGAACCATTTGAATGTAGTCTTAGTCGTCTTGCAGAAGAGTACCCATTCATTACGATTGCATTCGATGTAGCTGTGCAAGTGAAACTGTTATTTAATTGAAGTCTATCTTCTCTGCCATCACCTAAATCTGCACCACCATAAACTTTTACTGATTTAAATACTGGAGTTCCACCACTTGCAATTGTAGCGATTCCACCACCTCTAAATTCCAAGTTGAAATCCCATGTTATAGTACCACTTTGAAATAACGGTGCTGAACATTGAAGTGAACGATACAATTTAATTGTGGCTGTGTTTGCTGTAACTGTTAATCCTGTTACTGTTGCACAAAGAAAACAGTTATTTCCAATGCCTGTAAGTTCCATTAATGTAGAACCAAAAGTTATCGTTCTTGTATTACTATTACTTGAGTTAAATTGACCACCTGCATGATAGCCATTGTTAGTGTTATAAGTTCCTTTGGTAATATTTAAAGTGGCAAAAGCTGACCAATAATGTTGACCAGTTAACCAAGAACCAGTACCATTGTATGTAACATTTCCTGTTGTCTTTCCACCCCAATTAACTGTTTGTTGTGTGGCAGAAGTAGAAACAAAAGTAATTGCACTTGTAGCATAATCATTAAGAATATAAATCATTGAAGAAGAAAAACGTAATGCTCTATTTCCTGCACCTGCTGTAGCATCACCAATTGTTAAAGTAGCACCTGCATTGTGAATTATAATTCCAACGTGAAGGTTTAAATCTATTGAACGGCATACCGCACCTGAGTCTATTGTGAGTGTCCCACTTGTAGCTGTTGCCACAACATCGTCTGAAGCTAGTGGAACAGCACCTTCAACCCATGTGCCGATTGCTGACCATAAACCACCACCGTTTGCAATAGTTCTTGTAGCCATTAGAAATCAACTCCATTCTCAATGCAAGATGTTAATCGTTCCACTTCGGCATTAGCTTCTAATTCTTTATTCTTGAAAACAATAAAATCTTCTTCTTTGTTATTATCATAAACTGATAATTCCCAAACATTGTTTTCCATGCCATTGTATGCTTTAGTAATAATAACCATGACACCTTTTCCTTTGACTTCAAAGAATTCATCAGGTGTTTCTTCACGAATAGTTTCCCATTCCGCAGGTGTTATTAAGTCACCATTTTTATCGTAGTTAGCCATTATGCACCTCTATTGAAAGACTGAGCACGCCATTTTGAAGTGATTGAATTCCAAGTACAGAATAAATCATCAACTACGTTAGCACCACCACTTAAAACTGGAGTACCTACATCGGTCGTGAATTCAAAATTTGTACCATAGGAAGCTGTATTGCCACCTGCAACTTGTTTGAATGAAATTATCAAAGGTTGACCATGATAAGTTCCATTTGCGGTTGGTTGCAACCCTGCTAAATTTCCGTTCATTGTGAAGATGTTGTTTCTGCTTGTTTGTGGGTCGAATGTGTTTCCTGCTGAGGCATTTCGTGTTGTAACTGCAACCATTCTTGTAACTTCTGGACTAACAGTTCCTGTGCCGTCTCCAACTAATACATAAGCCGATCCTGTCCAACGATATGTTAAATTAGTATTTTGAGCAATATATAATATTGTCAAATCTCCTGTTACTGGAAAACTTGCTAGATTAGCATATTGAGCAACGCCACCACTTGAAGTTGTCGGCTGATTTGTCATTGGCTGAACCATTGCACCTGGTGCAAATTTTCTTTTATTATCAGGGATCATTGTTGGTGGCATATATTTTCCTTATATTAATCCTACTTTTTCTTTAGCATCTTTTAAGCTCATTCCACTTGAAGTAAGATTACAAACAAGGCTAAACTTTTCTTCTTCACTTAATGCGCCTAATTTAATAACTTCTTCTTCAACAGGCAATTCAGCTTCTCTTTTTAATCTTGAACTTCTAATAATATCAACGGCTTCTTTTTGAGTCTTTCCTGATTGCGTCAAATTGATAATGGCAAGAGATTCATCTCTCGTTAATTCAATCGGTTTTACTTGCTCGGTTTCGGCTTCGGTTTCATTTTCTTTTTCGCTTGGACGTATTGAAGCGGTTGCATCGTGTCCATTTTGATCGGTTGACCCGTCATTTCCACTTTCGGTTTTGACTTCACTAATGATTTTTGTTTCATTTGATCTTCCCTTTGCCATAAAAATTTGTACTCCCCTTGTGTTTAAAAAAAAGAGGTGCGATAGGGTTCTTTGGGGAGAACCGCTACCGCCCTCGATCACTAGCCTAAGCCAGATTAGTCATTAACTTGTAAGAAAGCTAATGGGATATTTTTGCGTGACCAGATACGAGTCCAGTTAGTCGCAATTTTCAACTCTGCTAAAGTTGCTGTTTGACCTGCAACTGAAGCTGATAAGAATGAGAATCCTTTTGGATGGATAACGTCATTTCTACGAGAATATAAGAAATCTTGACCGCCACCTGTACCTGCACTTGGGGCTCTGAATAATTCAGAAGGAACAGTCACACGACCGTTTGCTAAACCGATTACATCGTCACCAAAAAGAATACAAGTGTACATGATACGGTTTGTACCCATAATGGCAGGTAAGCTGTCGTCAACAACTAACATTTTGCCTAAATAGGTTGGAATCAATACTTCACCACGAGCATTTGGAATGAACGCAATCAAGTTTTGTTTTTGCAAACGAGTATAAATGTTTGAGTGAATCGCCATTGTTGTGATATTTGCAGAATGGTCGCCCATTGTTTGCATTGTATCTAAAACGGCATTTGCAGAAATACGTTCTGCATCGGTTACGGCACCTGCTGAGTCATTTCCAACAACTTTAACCATGTCGCTTGAAAATGAAGCGATGTTGTTAGCAAGAACACCCATACAAGTATTGATAATTCTGCGTTCAATTGAAGTAGCCCAATATTGAGCAATCTTTTCAGTGATGGCACTGATTGGGTCTTGCAAAGCAATTTCACGAGAAATGTTCATGCTTGACCAAACTTGATTTTGAATAGCTGTTCTGAATTTTTGTTTCTCAGATACTATTTTGTTTGGAACCGCAATGTTTGTTGGAACATCATCAGAATAATTTGGTTCTGGTGTGCCAAGTGGTTGATAATTTGTTAATTCACCGATCGTACCGCCTGGTGCGATTGCTGATTGGATAACGCCATCAGCCATTGCAACGCCTGAAACGATAAATTTGTTAAGTTCAAGTTGCTTTTCAGCAATCAAACCTGCGAAAACTAACGGATTATAAATATCCGCAATTTGTACTACTGCCATGATAGACTCCTTTGTCTAATAATTTATTGATAAAAAATTACAATAAATCACTAAAACAAAGTAAAGGTAAGTTCAATATAAATTGTTCTTACCTTGAATTGGCTGTAGAGAATTTATCGTAAACCTATTCGAGATTATGTTTTTTGAATAGATTTTGATAAAGTTCGGGATTTGATTTTGCTAGTTCGAGGTGTTGTTGTCCCGTCATTTTACCGAAATCTACAGTGGTACTACCACTTGATTTTGTCGACGAGGCACTGCCCCCAGAGGATTGAACTGCTTTAATATTACCTTGCAATTTTGGATTTGCAACTAAATTTTTCTTAAAGTCCTCAATGCTACCTTCTATTTTATTTTTATTACCGTCTAAGAAAACAGGGACGACTTCACCATCAACGACTTCAAATTGAATTCTGTTTTCAAGGTAATCGCTTGCAAGCTCGGTATCTTTAAATAGAGATAGGCATTGAGAAACTAACGCTTGCTTCGTAGAAGCCTTGACTTTCTCTAAAGCCTTTTGCTCTTTGGCTGTTTGTTCTGATTTGTAGACTTCAAAATCTTTTTTCCATTTATTATCTACTTCGGAAACTTTTGAATCAGTAGACGATTTAGCTTCTTCAAGGCTTGCTTTATAATCTTCAAGCTCTTTTTGTTTCATTTTTAATTCATGCTCTTTTATTCTTAGCTTTTCTTTTGCATCAGAAGCGTATTTTGTCTCACGCTTTTTAGCATCAAGAAGCTCTTGCGGTTCGACATAATCATCAAGCTCTAAAACAAATTTACCGTCTGCTTCTTTGTAAAGAGTTTGAAGCGGTTTCTGAATCGCTTCAAATTCTTCTTTTTCTAATACTCTTTTCATTCCCATTTTATTAACTCCCCAAGTTGTTTAGCCTTCAGCATTATGCTGTCGGCTTTTTATCGTTACTCATAAAATTTCTACCACTACTCGAATTGACTGTCCCATTCGCATCACCTTTTGGCTTGTTATTAACGCCACCACCATTCGCCATCGTACTCGCTTGCATCGGGTCTACTGGCTCAGGTGGAGTATATTTAGGATCAAACGCTATACCTGCGTTCATAAATGCCTGTCTCATTTCAGGCGTACTAATCGCTTTCGCTTGCCAATCGGCTACTGTTTGAAGCCTTTCATTAGCTGTCATATTAGTTAAAGCTGACTCAGTAAGAAGTTTGTAACAAATCTTTTCGTACTCTTCATCTTTCTTACCTGTAATAAATAAATAACTCCATTTTAAATGGGCGGTAATAGCATCACTAACATTGCTTGAAGTGGATGTTAATATACTATTCTCGTCTGACTTCTCCATTGTAGATTCTGTTGCTGTCTTAACTACTTTAGAAGGCTCGATAATCTTAGCACCCAAAGCAATCATTTGACCTTCTTTATCTTTCATCAAATCACGAGGAAGGATATTCGGTTGTGCTTGGATAATCTTAGCATCGGCACCAACAGGAAGCGGAATACCACCTACTGCACCCATTTGTATTTTGTTTTTTAGAACATTAACATACCATTGGTCTGTAACTCCGATTACTACTAGTGTCGGTTGACCTACTGTATAAGAGCTATCTTCGCAATCCGCTGAGTTACGGTAATGTCCGATATTGATTTGTGCAATCGTATCAATCTGCGGATACTGTGGTTCAATTGAATTACTAATGCCACCCAAACAAGTAAACGGAATCTCGTTTAATCTTTTACCTGCAATCTCAGGATAGATTCTCGCACCTTCTAATACTAGCTCTGTTTCATCATCATTCATTTCATATACTTCGATGCAATATTCGTCATTCTCGTCTAGCATAAGCACACGATAGCGTTCTTCTGCCTCTGGTTTAAACTTCATTTCGTCTGCATCATCGTAACATTCTTTTAATACGATTAGACTATTAACAATCTGACCATTAACTTCTCTAACCTTCCAATTGATAATCTGCTCAGGTTCATAAATAATATTTGTCGGTCTTAGTTTTCCTTCTTTCACATCTTGCAAACTAGGAACGTATTGAGGGTCGGCTTTCGGAAAATCAGTTAAGATCCCACATCTTGCAAAGCTGATATTGTTCTTTAAAACTTCTCGACTGAATTGGTCTAAACTGAGTGTCCCATTCATATTTTCGGCTGTCGGTTTTAATATTTCAGGAATATAGCTCTTTGGTTTAAAGATAAAACATTGACCGATTAATCCTAGAACTGTTTGACACATTACAGGATAAAATACGGCTCTTGTTAGATAAGATAAGTATCTAGCTTCGTTTTCTTGACTTAAATCTGTAGGATTTGGCTTCGGAAGGTAAGGCGTTCGCCATATATTATAGTATGAATTATTAACATTATTCGCATCGGTATTTGAACGATTGTAAAAATAATCGCTTGCCTTGATTGCATCTTGACCGTTTAAACAGTCTCTAATACGCTTGTAAACAAGAAACATTCGGAATAACTCAGGACGCACATAACTTGCGTCATCTTTTTGATCTTGGAAGTTAGAAAAGTTTAACATCCATCCGTTTTGAGCGGTCACACTATAGAAAGGATTTGGTAGGGCGGTCATTTTAATATCCGTAGTTAATTGTTAATTTCGTTATACATCTATTCAAACTCTCGGTAACACCATAACGCAAAGCATCGTATAAGTGGTCGTTGCTTGAGGTATCGCAATCTTCTTGATTATCTTCGTCTCTAGGAAGATAAGGGATACTTTCTAAGCAATTTACACAATTACGCATGAAGTATAATCCTCGTCCTTCATTCTTTAAAGCACATTTTAGCATATCTCGCATAAGATTCAACCCATTGATTCTTGAACCTTTTGATTTGTCGGATGGTGTCCAATAAACTCCACAATCTTCCATTCTCTTCTTTATTGTTTCTACATCGCTCGTATTAATATTCCCGATTTGGTTATCGGCTGAACCTGGTTGTGGCATACTTTGAATCCAACCCTGTGAAAGCATTGTATTTTCTCTAAGGATTATATTTTCAGATATTTCTTTAGGCGATAAACCCAATCCAACATTAGTAGAAATATCTTCTCCTCCGTAATATTCGCTGAATACAATCAAACTACCTCTAGGAAATGTAATCTTTGCACCGTTTTCAAAGATAACTTCTTCTCCATTTGCTTCTGCTATCCATACTACCGCAAAAGGGTGGGCATTCCCAAAATCGAAACATCTTTTGATAAACCAATTTGAAGGAATTTTAAATCTACTAACAATATGAACCTTTGAATCCCATAGGTCGTCAAAAATACCACCACTTGAACCATCCCATGAACCCTCTAACCATGCTTTCCTAAGATTTGGATTATTAGAAGTAAGTCTATGAAGTTCTGCAATGTAAGAAGGGTCTAAATATATGTTTTCGATATAGGAACCAAAAATAGCTATCTGTGTCTTAGTTATTATTTCTTCTTTTTGTGTCTTTGGATTAAATACTTTTATCTTATTCTCAACTAATTCTCCTGCTTTTGCAACATCAATAAATCTTTTTTTTACCCAAAGTCTCCCTGGTCCTGACGGATTGCAAGTCGAAAAAACTTTAAGCGGAATATTTGGAAGCGGTTTCTTATCGGGTGTGTTAAAATCGCCATTTGCAAGTCTAGGTGTATCTCTTTTTGGAGTAAAAGAAGAGCGGTTAATAGACATCATCATATCATATAAATCAGAGGTGGATTGTTTTGTTAATTCATTCCAACCTAAGAAAGGTGCTTCAAATCCATGGAAGTTTTGATAATCAGAAACGTCTTTAACGTGTCTTAATAATAATTCCTCTCCGCTATCCCAAACGAATTTAACTTCGGCTGTCCCACCTAAAAATCTGCAATCGTTAAATTGAAGAAAGAATCTTTTAGCTTGCGAAATAATATCATTGAAGTTTTTATAATGCTTATCAAATATTATTCCTTTCCAAAATGACCCGTAACCAATTCCTACGAATTGCCTAAAATACATTAATTGGGTGGCTGTTTTACCAGGACCCCTAGTTCCAAAATATAATGTATGGTCTGCCCTCGAGTCAATAGCTACTTCTTGACTACTTCCTGTTATGGGCTTAAATACTATATTGTGGTCTAGAGGTTCTAATTGGACACTCATTCTTGTTTAATCTCAATCGCCCTACTATCAACCTTGCCTTCCGATAATCTTTCCTGTTGCTTCCTAGCATTCTCCGCCCATTCAGCATCAGACAAGGCTCTAGGAACAACCATAATCTTATTATTATTCACCGTAATATTATTGCTAGCAGATTTATCAAATCCCTTTATCTTATCAATCTGACTCAAAGCAAGCACCTGATCTTTAGCATTCTCCGATTGCTGATAAATCTCTAAATACCTCTCGCATTGTGCCTCAACCGATATTTCTTTATCATCCCTTATCGGCTTTGCGCCAATCTCGGACAGCCTAGCAAGAACAACCTCGTCACTAGTCCAACTAGTCGTGGCAATAATCCGCCACCTAGCTTCTTTTGGATCGGTAAAAACTCTCGCACTGCATTCGCTTGGATCTGTCGGATCTTTATAAAGTTCATCGGCAAAGGCTCGCTTCTTTTCGATTACCCATGCTTCTAACTGCTTTTTCTTTTCTCGTTCTTTTGCGTAATATCCGAATGGCTTGTCGTCAACTTGCTCGGGAAGCTGAACTGGATCGGAAGTCTGAACTGGCTGTTCTGGCTCGCTCATTTCTTCCTATCCTTCTTAACCTCTAAATCTAACTTCTTATGATACTCTTGATATACTTCTCGCTCTTTCAACCACTGCTTAATATACCTAGCTATCTGTTCATCACTTGCAGGACGCTTAATAGGATTTATCGCACCCATTTACGCTTCTTCCTAATAACGCTTAGTGTAGCAATAACTCCACATAGACACCCAAATAACAATCCGATTAACATTCCGAATGAAAATCCGATACAAAGATTCAACATTAAAACTCCCCTCTAATTAGTCCATCCACTTGTTTATATCTCTCCGATAACAAGCAAGCGCAAAATCCCTAGCTTTCTTAAAATCCATTGGTCTATTACCTGCTTTGTAATCATACCACTTTCCATATTTAACTACTTGAACGCTGATAATCCCACGACTGATTTTCATCGGCATAGTCCACTTTTCTGGAATCTGCTCTGGCTTGTTAGGCGCAGGTAAGAAATCATTCGGGTCTTGAAACACTTCCTTCTCATTATCCACGCTGATTCACTCCGATACTTAAATAATCAACCAACACATTTCGACACTCAATCCAATTATAACAAACACAATGCTTATACCCCTGCTCAATCAGGAAGTTTTGCCACTCGATTTGTTCAGGTTTTAATCCACCTAGCTTCTTAGAACGCTCTGATTCTTTCTTCATCTCAATCCGCAAGCCTTTATATATTCCTCGGCTAACATCCAATCCCAAATCAGGATAACCCTTTTTCGCCCCTTGGCTTCGCATCTTCAGCCCTGCCACTGCATTTGACTGGTTTAAAGGAATCGCATAAATCCATTTAAGCAAAATCTCATTAGGAGTAACTCGATAAGAAAGTCCGCTAAATCTAGCGTAACCTTCTTCTGTATAACTTCTAGGGTCGTTCCCTATATCAATTCCAAATCTACTAACAACACTACACCACTGAATTACCGCACACTGATTTACAAATTCACTACCACACAGGTCAACACTAAACGGATTCATACTACTAGACTTCGGCTTATCCTGCTCGGCAAACTCAGCATCAAGGACACTCTCGCTCTCGCTCTCGCTATGACTCTCACTCTGACTAGATCCTCGGATAACCTGCATCCTAATTCCCCTCGTTCGGATACAAACCGCTTACACTTCGCCCATTAGCATCAACAACTAGCGACTTCTTCCCTCTCGCCTTCCTCTGCAAATCATCGCAAACCTCGTTCAGATACTTCAGCGTACTATGCAACCTTGCGTTCTCGTCTCCCTGCGCTCGGATAACCGCATTTCCCTTAACTAGCTCTGATTCTAATCTCTTACACTCCGCAACCATCTTCCCCCAATTGATAACCACCTGCCTAGCACGAGACTCATAATCCTCTATCACCACCATGCACTGCTTGTTCGCACTAACAGCATTCGTATATAGGACACGCAATTGATCGGCATTCAAATCGGATAAGGGAATCTCGGATTCTGGATCGGACGGAACTGGCAACTCGGACTGACTTGGAAACAACGGAACTACTCGGTTAGACTCGGATTGCTCGGACGGCAACTCACTTGACTGCATAAGAACTCCCCAAAGAACTTTTTATAAAAAAATCTCAGGAATTCTGCTTAGATGGCAGACCCTTGAGATTTTATCGGTCTTTCCCGACTGCCACCTACCAGCGTATTTCTACGCCTTCGCGCCCTCTGCGAATGTAGTAGCCTAAAATGGAATCGAACCATTGACTTAGCTTTATGAGAGCTACGAGATACCACTTCTCTATCAGGCGGTAAAAGACTCATTTTACACTCGATTTGCCTGTTGTCAATAGTTCGTAAAAATCGGTGGTGAATTTAACGGGCGTATCACACACTCTCTCTCTTGCGCGGGGGTGGTGGTAGGTACTTGCCTAACTACAATAGCAAGCAAGACAAGCGACTACCTACCTACATACCTACATACATACCTAGCTACTACTACTACTACTACTAACAATACATACTCGACTATATACTCGATAATCATATATCGTTATAATTGTATCTTATGCCGATATCTATATAACCTGTTGATACATAAGCACTTACAAAATAGTCATTACGACAATCTTGCAATCTACTATACATATATATAGCTCGTATCGTTCTATTGTCACTATGACATAACAGCGGACTCTCTATACAACCTAACGGACAATCCATACAACCTATGGTTGAGTCGTGCTGGATGTAAAAATAGGCGGTAAAAAATAAACATTAAGAAAAAAGCGTATAAAAAGACAGTACCTAGCCCTCGTTATATCATGATAAACCCTTAATATAGCCTTAAGATACAAGCAAGATATAAGGAAATAGTTTACAGTTTGAATACTTTCGCACAGTATGAATTAAGACGCAAGAAAAAAGCTATAAACCATTGATAATAAAGGATTTAACTCTCTTATATATTAATATATAAATATATCTTGTATGCTTTAAAGTATTTGTTGTAAACAAATTTATCATTTAGTAAATTTTACTCTCTTTTTACAGGTTTACCCCCCCCTACCCTTAAGATATAGCAAGATATAAGCTATTAAAACAAATATATAGTGGTATTTGTATATAACAGGCATGTTTATAAGTTTACTGTTAGTCAAAAGGCTATCGTTGTTTAGTTTACTATTAGTCAAAAGAAATATGATAAATAATCAATAATAATTGTTGAAATTTTAGTAGTTGTATGATATACTATAGCTATAAGAGTTAAGGAAGTTTGAAGGTGAAAATTTTTGAAAGGGTGAGATTATGAAATATTTTTTTCTATTGGTGATAGTTTTTTCTTTATTCGCTTGCAATGGTCAAAAAGGCGAAAATGTAGAAATTCAAGATCAGATTGATTTTTACGAGGTTAAGGGTGATATAGAAATGAAGTACGGAAAGCCTTTGAATATTAGAATTAATTCTGAAGGCAATTCTGTATTTTACTATACTGATTTTTCAATTGAGGTGGTATGTTTTGAAGATAACAGTTATAAATTAATTAAATCGGTTTTATAAAATTAAATCTAGTTGGATAGTGCGACTAGCAAATAAAAATTTTTTGAAAGGGTGATATTATGAAAACAATCAAGATATACAGAAAAATAGTTTTGGCTAGTAGTTGTGGAAGTTTGCAAGAATATTTGAAAAAGTGTGTGTTTGTTAATAGTTGTTTTGACAGTGAGTTTTTAAATTAAATTTTTAATAAGGGGTGGAAAATGGCAAAATTTATGCTTGATAATGAAAATTCGATTGACTATATAGATGTTACAACAGATTGTAATAATCCTAGAATTGCAATTCACTACCTAGATTTTTTAAGATTAGTTAAAAAATCAACTAATTTAAGTTATGAATGGGCATTAAATTATGCAAGAAAATTTAACGGTAAAAAATTTCATAATAAAAAAATGGGGGGCGGTATTGTTTTTTATTCGCATCATGCTGAAA